AGCTCTTCAGTTCATCGCCGCTCGACGCACCGTGGTGAGCCGGGCGAGCACGTCCTCACTGAAGTCGAAGCCCTCGATGCGATGGAGCCCTTCGCGTTCGAGTATCCGCCAACGGGCGGCATCGCTTTCCGCCCGCCGCAGCTCGTCGCCGAGCTGATCGAGGTAAAGGTTCTCCTCGTCGGTGAGGCGGCGTGGTTCGGTCTTGAGGCTTTCGAGGATGGTGATCAGTTTCAACATTGTGGCGCCCTCCCGTCACGCGATCCGGTAGATGCGCTCGCCGCCCTCGGGCTTTTCCGAGGTGATGGTGAGCCCGAGCTTCTTCTTGAGGGCCCCGGCGAAGGTGCCACGCACCGTGTGCGCTTGCCAGCCGGTGGCCGCACAGATCTGGTTGATGGTGGCCCCTTCCGGGCGCTGCAGCATCTGGATCACGGCGGCCTGCTTGCTGTTCTCGCGGGTGCGGGGCTTGCCCTCGACGCCGACCTTGAGCAGCTGCTTGGCCGCGTCCTGTTTTTCTTGCGCCCAGTTGGCCTCGGCGGCCGACACGGCGGCCTCGACCTCGGGGTCGGGGTGAAGGGTGGCCGGCATCGGCCGGGCGCGCCCCAGGGCGTCGTAGCCCTCGGCGGCGACGAACCAGTTGGTGTTGTCGCGGGTGATCAGGGCCTTGTTGAACAGGCCCTCCAGCACCTTGGTGCGGGCACCGCCCTTGATGTTGTCGGGGAACCATTCGATCTTGCCGCCGGTGTGTTCGATGGCGTAGGCGAGGATGGCGTGCTGGGCCGGGGTCAGTTGGATGGTGGTCATTTGATGCTCCTTCGTGGTGGTTGATGGTGTGGTCATGAACGCGCTGTTCGAGAGTGAAGCCAAGCGCTTTCCGCTTCTTATTCAGCCCTGCTGCGCGGCCCGCCTGCCAGCCTCGTAGGCGGCGATCAGGGCGCTCTTGACGCCCCAGACGCTGACCTCGTGGAAGTCCATTCGGTCGCTGTTGCGGGTTTCCAGGGTTTCGATGAACAGGTGATCCAGCGCGATCTGCTGGAGCAGGGTTTCGAGGGCTTGGTTGACCTGGGGGGATTGCTTGCTCACGTGCGTCTCCTTGTGGCGTCGTTGATGGTGATGGCATGAACGCGCTGTTCCAGAGAGAAGCCAAGCTGAATCTGATCGAGGGCCGCACCAATGCTTGATGGAGATCATGGGACTGTCGATTCGCGCCTACGCCCGGCACCGAGGGGTGTCGGACACCGCCGTGCACAAGGCCATTCGTGCCGGGCGGATTACCCCCGAGGCCGATGGCAGCATCGACCCGGACAAGGCCGACCGGGAGTGGGCGAAGAATTCCGACACGCCCAAGGAGGGCACCAAGCGCCGCGCTGAAACGGTCGCGGTCAAGGAGCCTGCCGGTGAGCCGGTTGCTCCGGCGTTGAATGCCGGTGGCACGTCGCTGCTGCAGGCCCGCACCGTCAACGAGGTCGTCAAGGCGCAGACCAACAAGGTGCGCCTGGCACGCCTCAAGGGTGAACTGGTCGACCGGCCCCAGGCCATCGCCCATGTTTTCAAGCTGGCCCGCGCCGAGCGGGACGCCTGGCTCAACTGGCCGGCCCGCATCTCGGCGCAGATGGCGGCGAAGCTCGGCGTTGATGTCCATACCCTGCACGTCGCGCTGGAAACCGCCGTGCGGGAACACTTGCAGGAACTGGGTGAGGTTCGCCCACGGGTGGATTAATGCTGGATGCAGATTATGAAGGGGCGCTCGACATCGAGCGTGCCTGGCGGGAGGGGCTGACGCCCGATCCCTTGCTCACGGTGTCGGAGTGGTCGGATCGCCACCGGATGCTCTCCAGCAAGGCATCTGCCGAGCCGGGCCGCTGGCGCACCAGCCGCACGCCGTATCTCAAGGCGATCATGGACTGCCTGTCGCCGATGTCGGCGGTCGAGCGGATCGTGTTCATGAAGGCGGCGCAGCTGGGCGCGACGGAGATGGGCAACAACTGGATCGGCTACGTCATCCACCACGCCCCTGGCCCGATGATGGCGGTGTCGCCGACGGTGGAGATGGCGAAGCGCAACTCCAAGCAGCGGATTGATCCGCTCATCGAGGAGTCGCCGGTGCTGGCCGAACTGATCGCGCCGGCCCGTAGCCGCGATGCTGGCAACACCATTCTGGCGAAGGAGTTTCGCGGCGGCGTGCTGGTGATGACGGGCGCGAACAGTGCGGTCGGCCTGCGCTCGATGCCGGTGCGGTATCTGTTCCTCGACGAGGTCGATGGTTATCCGTCCGACGTCGATGGCGAGGGCGATGCGATCTCGCTCGCCGAGGCACGCACCCGCACCTTCGCGCGGCGCAAGATTTTCATCGTCTCGACGCCGACCATCGCCGGGGCGAGCAGCATCGAACGCGAGTACGAGGCCAGTGACCAGCGCCGCTACTTTCTGCCGTGCCCGCATTGCTCGCACCGGCAGTGGCTGCGCTTCGAGCAGCTGCGCTGGGAGAAGGGGCAGCCCGAGACGGCGGCCTATGTGTGCGAGGCCTGCGACGAGCCGATCCCGGAGAGCCACAAGACCTGGATGCTGGAGCACGGCGAATGGCGGGCGATGGCTCCCGAGAACGGAGCCAAGACGGCGGGCTTCCACCTGTCGTCGCTGTATAGCCCGGTGGGCTGGCGCAGCTGGCGGGAGATCGCCGCCGCCTGGGAGAGTGCAGTGAACAAGGAATCCGGATCGGCGGCCGCCATCAAGACCTTCAAGAACACGGAGCTGGGCGAGACCTGGGTCGAGGAAGGCGAAGCCCCCGACTGGCAACGCCTCATCGAGCGGCGCGAGGACTATCCCATCGGCCGCGTCCCGGCCGGCGGCCTGCTGCTGGTCGGCGGGGCCGACGTGCAGAAGGATCGCATCGAGGCCTCGATCTGGGCCTTCGGGCGCGGCAAGGAATCCTGGCTCGTCGAGCACCGGGTGCTGATGGGCGATACCGCCCGCGATGCGGTGTGGAAACGGCTGGGCGAGCTGATCGCCGAGACGTGGTCACACGAGTCGGGTGCGCAGTTGCCGCTCGCCCGGTTCGCTCTGGACACGGGCTTCGCTACGCAGGAGGCCTACACCTTCGTGCGCCTGGCGCGCGACCCCCGCGTGATGGCGGTCAAGGGCGTTTCCAAGGGCGCGGCCCTGGTCGGCACGCCGACGGCGGTCGACCTCTCGCAGGGCGGCAAGAAGCTGCGCCGGGGCATCAAGGTGTTCTCGGTCGCGGTCGGTATCGCCAAGCTGGAGTTCTACAACAACTTGAGGAAGAGCGCGGACGTGCTGGAGGACGGCGTCACCCTGCGTTACCCCACCGGCTTCGTGCATCTGCCCAAGGTCGATGCCGAGTTCGTGCAACAGTTGTGCGCCGAGCAGCTGATCACCCGGCGCGACCGCAACGGCTTTTCCATCCGCGAGTGGCAGAAGATGCGCGAGCGCAACGAGGCGCTCGACTGCTACGTGTATGCCCGTGCGGCGGCGAGTGCCGCCGGCCTCGACCGCTTCGAGGAACGGCACTGGCGCGAACTGGAACGACAGATCGGACTCTCGCCGCCCGGCGACCCCGATCCGCAAATAGAACAACCCACTGAGGCCACCCCACGAGGTGGCCTCGCTGTTTCTGGAAACCCGAGAACGGGCCGGCGCGTGATTCGCAGTCGCTGGATCACCTGATCACCATTACTGAGAACCCCATCATGAGTCTGCAAACCCAACTCAACAGCTTCGTCCTGCGCGTCGCCGAGGAATTCAATACCGTCAAGGGCCGCACCGGCACGCTGACGGCGCTGACCACCACCGACAAGTCGAGCCTGGTCGCGGCGATCAACGAGCTGAAGGCCGCAATCATCACGGCGGTTGCCATCGACGATCTGCAGGTGTCGACGACGACCACGTATTCGTCGAACAAGGTCGTCACGCTGCTCGATGCGCTGAAGGCCGACATCCTGGGCGGTGCCGACCCCGCCTACGACACCCTGCTGGAACTGCAGCAGGCGCTGCAGAACGACCAGACTGGCATCGCCGCACTCACTGCGGCCATCGACAAGCGCGTGAGATTCGATGCGGCGCAAACGCTGACGGTGCCCGAGCAACAGCAGGCCCGAGACAACATCGGCGCGGTCGCCGCCACCGACATTGGGGACACCACCACAGATTTTGTGGCGATCTTCAACGCCGCTCTGGTGTAAGTGATGAGCCTCGTCGCGCAACTGTCGGCGCTCGCCACCCGCATCGGCACCGAGATCAAGGGGCTGATTCGCCCCGAGCATCCGGGGCTGGCTCGGGCCTGGGTCAATTTCGGCTACATGGGTGGGGCGATCCAGCTTCGCGCCGCCTACAACGTCGCCTCGGTGACCCGCCTGGGAACGGGCCGCTACCGCATCGATTTTGAGACGCCGTTTCCCGATGCCAAGTATTGCTGGGTCGCCACGGGCAGGAGCAACACCGCGACGACAACTATCCGATTCGCGGCGGCCCGGGGCACCACCGATGGCAAGACCGCCGATTCCTTGGAACTGGTCTGCACCAGTGCTGCGGCGTCGCTCGCCGACACGCCCGAGATCAGCCTGGTGGTCTATCGATGAGCACCTACACCGAAGCCCAGTTGCAGGCCCTGCGTGATGCGCTGGCCAAGGGCGAGAAGCGCGTGACCTTTGGCGACAAGACCGTTGAGTACCGCACCGTCGAGGAACTGAAGCAGGCCATCGCCGAGGTCGAGACCGCGATGCACAAGGATGCCGTGGCCACCGGACTGTATCCGCGTGCGCCGCGCCAGATCCGCGTCACCACCGGGAAGGGTTTTTGATGGGCTGGTTCGGTACGATCCGCCGCCGGATTCTCGGGGGCATGCCTACCTACGACGGCGCGGGCAGCGGCCGGCGCACGCTTGCCTGGGCGGTGGCCAACCCTGGCGCGGTGGCGGCGCTTGCCTACACGCAGGAACAACTGCGCGCCAAGAGCCGCGACCTCGTGCGGCGCAATGCCTGGGCCGCTGCCGGCATCGAGGCCTTCGTGGCCAACGCCATCGGTACCGGCATCAAGCCGCAGAGCATGGTCGCCGACGCCTCGCTGCGCGAAGCCATCCAGCGCCTGTGGTGGGACTGGTGTGAGGAAGCGGATGCCGCTGGCCTCACGGACTTCTATGGTCTGCAGGCGCTCGCCTGCCGGGCCATGCTGGAGGGAGGCGAGGCGATCATGCGACTGCGCTGGCGACGTCCCGAGGACGGGCTACCGGTGGCACTGCAAATTCAAGCGCTGGAGGCCGAGCATCTGCCGCTGGCGATGAATCGAGAGTTGCAAAACGGTAACGTCATCCGTGCCGGCATCGAGTTCGACCGGCTGGGGCGCAGGGTCGCCTACCACCTCTACCGCTCGCATCCGAACGACGGCGGTCTCGCACCCATGTCCGGGGCCGGTGGTGTCGAAACGGTTCGTGTGCCGGCCGAGGAAGTGATCCACCTCTTCCGGCCGCTGCGGCCCGGCCAGATCCGGGGAGAGCCCTGGCTCGCACGCGCACTGGTGAAACTGAACGAACTAGACCAGTACGACGACGCCGAACTCGTGCGCAAGAAGACCGCCGCGATGTTCGCCGGCTTCATCACGCGCTTGGCCCCCGAGGACAACCTGATGGGTGAGGGACTGTCGGACGCCAATGGCGTGGCGCTCGCGGGCCTCGAACCGGGCACCCTGCAGATCCTAGAGCCGGGCGAGGACATCAAGTTCTCGGCACCGGCGGACGTCGGCAGTTCCTACGCGGAGTTCATGCGTCAGCAGTTCCGCGCAGTGGCCGCCGCCATGGGCATCACCTACGAGATGCTCACCGGTGACCTCACCCAGGTGAACTACTCATCGATCCGCGCCGGCCTCTTGGAATTCCGTCGCCGCTGCGAGGCCATCCAGCATGGCGTGATCGTCCACCACCTCTGCCGCCCGATCTGGCGGGCGTGGATGGATCAGGCGGTGCTCGAAGGCGCGCTCACACTACCCGGCTACGGCCGTCGCCGTCGCGAATACCTGTCTGCCAAATGGATTCCGCAGGGCTGGCAGTGGGTCGATCCGCAGAAGGAGTTCAACGCGATGAAGCTCGCCATCCGCGCCGGCCTCACCAGCCGCACGGAGGCGATATCGGCCTACGGCTACGACGCCGAGGACGTCGATCGGGAGATCGCTGCCGACAACGCGCGGGCCGACCAACTCGGCCTCGTCTTCGACTCCGATCCGCGCCACGACAAGCAGGCCGCGCCGGCAATCGCGCCACCTGCCGCCGAATCAACCGACCAACCCACGGAGTAACCCATGCTGCCTCATCTCGCCTCCCGGATCTTCGGGACGCCGCTGCTCGTCCATCGCGCCAAGCTCGACGTAATCCTGTCCGCCCTCGGCCCGCGACTGGGAATTGACCGTCCGATCCCGGCCGATGCGCCCGACCTGCTGGCGGCATTGCCCGCAGCGCGCTCAACCCCGCCGGGCGTGGTCGGCATCGTCGTGATCCCGATCCACGGCACCTTAGTGAAACGCACCCTGGGGCTGGAGGCGGCGTCGGGACTCACCAGCTATCAGGACATCGGCGCGATGCTCGATGCGGCCGTGGCCGACCCGGGCGTGAACGGCATCCTGCTGGATGTTGATTCGCCGGGCGGCGAGGCCTCCGGCAGCTTCGATCTTTCCCGCCGCGTGCGCGAGGCCGCTGCCGTGAAACCGGTCTGGGCGGTGGCCAATGACGCCGCCTTCTCGGCGGCCTATGCCATCGCATCAAGTGCCGAACGTCTCGTCGTCACCGAGACCGGGGGCGTGGGCTCGATCGGCGTGATCGCGCTGCACGTCGATCAGTCGGTGAAGGATGCCAACGACGGCTACCGCTACACCGCGGTCACGGCGGGACGGCACAAGAACGATTTCTCGCCGCACGAACCGCTCACCGATACCGCGAAGGGCGAACTCCAGTCCGAGGTAGACCGCCTCTACGACCTCTTCGTCGGCCATGTGGCCGCCATGCGCAGGCTGCCGGAGACGGCGGTGCGCGCCACCGAGGCCGCCCTCTTTTTCGGCCCGAACGCCACGGCAGCCGGCCTGGCCGATGCGGTGGGCACGCTGGAGGCGACCCTCTCCGAATTCTCGACTTACCTCAGCTCCCGAGGCCGCAAGGCGCCCCCGACTCGGGCAGCTGTACGACCCGGGGCGACGCACCTACTGGAGGACGACATGTCTCTCGAAGAAACCCAAATGGAAATGATCGGCGTGGACCAGGCGACTGTCCTGGTCGCCGAGGCTCGCCGCGAAGTCACCCAATCCGCCCAAGCCATCGCCGAGTTGTGTCTGATCGCCGGCTGCCCCGAGAAGGCCGCCGAGTTCATCGCCGGAGGCAAGACTGAGGCCGATGTGCGCCGGGTGCTGTGTGAGGCCAAGGCCGCGCGATCCGAAGCCTCGCCCATCCATTCCACCATCACGCCGGAAGCCGGCACCGAAGTCCCCGAGCGACCCGAGGCCTCGCCCGTGGTCGCCGCCGTCAAGAAACTCATCCACAAGGAGTAAGACATGCCCGCCATTACCCAGAGCAAGAACCTCGGCGACCTCCTGAAGTACGAGGCACCGAATCTCTATTCCCGCGAGGCCGTCACCGTGGCCTCCGGCCAAAACCTGCAACTTGGCACCGTGCTCGGCATGAAGACCGCCGACGGCAAGCTGTATGCCCTGGCGCCGGCCGCAACCGACGGCACCGAAACCGCCGTGGGCGTGCTTGCCACCGACACCGACGCGACGCTGATCGACCGGGACGACGCCATCGTGATCGCCCGTCACGCCATCGTCGCGCGCGGCGCCCTGATCTGGCCGGCCGGCATCACCGCGCCGCAGAAGGCAGCGGTCGAGGCGCAGCTCATCGCCCTCGGCATCCTGGTGCGCGACGCCGCGTAAAGAGCCCCTTCCATCCCCCGAAAAACCCGCCACCCGGCGGGTTTCGTTTTTTGGAGATCCAAAAATGCAGAACCCCTTCGACAATCCCGGCTTCTCGATGGCGAGCCTCACCACGGCCATCAACCTCGTTCCCAACCGCTACGGCCGCATCGAGCAACTGGGGCTGTTCCCGGCCAAGCCGGTGCGTACCCGGCAGATCATCGTCGAGGAATACGCCGGCAAGCTGAACCTGCTGCCGACCAAGCCGCCCGGCTCGCCCGGTACAGTGGGCGAGCGCGGTACCCGCAAGCTGCGCTCGTTCATCATTCCGCACATCCCGCACGATGACGTGGTGCTGCCCGAGGAAGTCCAGGGCATCCGCGCCTTCGGCTCCGAGACGGAGATGGAAGCAATCTCCGGTGTGATGGCGCGGCATCTGGAGACGATGCGAAATAAGCACGCGATCACCCTGGAGCATCTGCGCATGGGCGCCCTCAAGGGACAGATCCTCGACGCGGACGGTAGCACCATCTACGACCTCTACACCGAGTTCGGCCTTTCCCAGACGTCGATCAATTTCGATCTCGCCAATGCCAACAGCGACATCAAGGGGCATTGCTACGACCTCCTCTCTGAGATCGAGGACAAGCTGCAGGGCGAGTTCATGACCGATGTCCGCGTGTTGTGCTCGCCGGAGTTCTTCCGCGCGCTGACCACCCACAAAGAGGTCAAGGCCGCCTACACCAACTGGCAGCAAGGGGCGATCCTGATCAACGACGTGCGCTCCGGCTTCACCTTCGCCGGTATCACCTTCGAGGAATATCGCGGCCAGGCAACCGATGTGAACGGTACCGTGCGCAAGTTCATCGCACCGGGCGAGGCGCATGCCTTCCCGCTCGGCACGATCGACTCCTTCGCCACCTACTTCGCACCGGCGGACTTCAACGAGACGGTGAACACCCTCGGCCAGCTGCTCTATGCCAAGCAGGAGCCGCGCAAGTTCGACCGCGGCACGGATCTGCACACCCAGTCCAACCCGCTGCCGATGTGCCACCGCCCCGGCGTGCTGGTGAAGCTGACGAGCGCCTGATGGTAGGCGTGGCGGATATGTATGACGCGGCCGCCCGTGCGGGGCTGCTCACCCCCGTCAAGTTCGGCGCACTGATCGTCGAGTGCGGTTTCCGGGCGCCCGACGAAACGGTGCTCGATGGCTTGTCGCTCTCCCGCGATTACGAGATCGAGTTTCCGACCGAGCGTCTTCTGCTCTCGGCCGGGGACACGGTCGAGATCCGCGGTATCACCTACCGCGTGCGGGAGGTGATGGCGTTGCGTGACGGAGCCGAGTGCCGGGCAAAGCTCGCGAGGCTTTCATGATCTCGGTACGCGAACGCATCGTGCGTGAAGTGCAGGCGCGTTGCCAGGCGGCGGTAGCACCCGTCACCGTGCTGCGCCAGCCGACCACGGCCATCCCTCGCGAGCAGACGCCGGCGCTCGTCGTGCTCATCGAGTCCGAT